TTGTCGTGCGCCCCATCAGCGTTAGTCGTTCCATCGCTTCCGTGTAGGTCATGATGGCTTCGTTGACTGTTTCGTACTGTACGGACTGGAGGAAGGCTTGAACGTTATGATTTGTTAAGATTTGACTGGCTGACGCTCTCGCCCCGTCATCAGTCTTTGCCTTACCGCCAGCCTTTCGATATGCGCCGGTCTGGTTAGCACCATCGAGTAGTGCTGTAACGAATTTCTTCTGTAACTGCGTCATGGCATCAAAAAGCGCTTTCTGCTCAGACGTCAGCGTCTTTTTCATGTCCATTTAGAACTTCCTGCTAGTGATTGAAATATAATGCCGGGAATTTTAAAGACCACTCGATATCAATACAGCGTGTTTATGCTGTTTTTCGTGTTGGCCACTCACCGATTTCAGAATTAAATAAAATGACGCCTGCTCGTTAGTTGGCGGAGGTGGAGGCGGTGCGGCTGGCCTCTTGACTGTATCGCCGGGCTTGTACGGAGGCGGCGTAGGGGCTTTACGGCTCATTGCGTCTGGCCTCTATTTGATGAATATTTGCTTTATCCATATTGCACAACTCAATAACTGTCAGCAACTCACCGTTCAGCGCCAGGCTGTCACCCCATGTTAGCTCGTCAGGGATGAGCGGCGGCATACAATCAGAAAGCAGGCTGGCGGGTATAGGTACGTGCGGAGTCTGTACGTATTTTATTTGCGTGATTCCGCAGGCGCTCAACAGCGGCAACAGGAATAGAACGAGTAGCGCATTCGTCCGCACTGATATCTTTTTTAATTGCAGCAACGCGGACCTCACTATTATTTCTAATGTTGGTTTTTTCATGCTCGCTGGCCTTGGCGATATCGTTAAATAACTGAACTGTGCGGACCTGATTATTTAAAATTGATTGAGCCTTGTCTCTCTCACGCTTTATCGTTGCTACATCACTCTGAAGCGTTGTGGTTTGCCCTTGATAGTAAACAACGCCCACGAGCAATGCGGCTATTACAGCGATGAGTATTGCCGTTACCCGACTCACGACTGATATTCTTTGTGTGACAGTTGAAAATGAGTAGGAAAGTTAAGTGCTGCATATTCACCATGCAACTCGATAGCCTTCCTATCACGCGCCTTGGCGGCATCTATGGCTAACTTGAACAACCCGAGAGTTAGTCTCTTATTGCCAACTGATATTCTAGCTACCCATTTCCTGCCTGATTTGGCCACGCCGATATACCCAGAAGAGCCAATTCGCCCAATTGAGTTCCAACCATTTTGAGGGGAGGTAACGAAGCGAAGATTACCGATCAAATTGTTCGTTTTGCTTCTGTCGATGTGGTCTATAAAGTGATTTTCTGGGGTTTCGCCAGAAAACGTTAGCATGACAAGTCGATGTATTAGAAAGGTTGAACGACCAAACTCAGGGTGCATCATATTCAATCGATGATACCCGTCCTTATCGCGCCTAGGCTTAAGCTCTCTCCCCCTTGGCCCTACAACCACTCCACACCGACTGACTTGATATTTCCCATTAAAACCAGGTATGTCTTTCATTTTTAAACACCCGTAATCTCAACATGCGGCGCATCCAAGAACTTCGCTGGTTTGTCATTCGGGTTATCTGTCCAGGTGATACCGAAACGCAGCTTAATGCCCAACTCGTTACCGGCAAGGTGCATAGCATCAAGTACCGGCAACCAGCATTTATAATCATTCCAGTCAGCACCGGTGGGTAACACGTCGATAGCGTGGCCAGTAATATGGCGGCTATTCATCGTCTGCGTTTTTTTGGGTACTGCGTTGAAGAGTTCGCGCTGCCGTTCTACTGTGCGTAATCCTTCGATAACACCGAAATCAACGCTCGATAGATCCAATGCCCGTCGCACTACTTTCACCAGGTCAGCGTTAACACCTTTTAGATTATTTTCACTGCGCTGGCTGAAACGAAAATTATTGATTTTCATTGCTGCCCCCGGTCTTGCTGCCAACCATGCGTTTAAGTACCGACCCAATATAATCAGTACCCATATATCCGATAAATACGCTAAGTATTAATGTCCAGCCCGGTTCTAAACCGAACATGGTCAGCACGTCTTCAATAAACCAGGCAATAAGTGAGCACATAGCAGCATCAAGCATGACTTGCGTCCGCCCCCCGCCCGCGTACATACCGCGCAAAATTGCCATAATTGCAGCCAACCCAGCGCTAATGAGTTCGCCGCGATGCTCTCCGATCCACGTGATGATCAGACTCCAAATATCCGGTGACCTGTGCATTTTCATATCCACCCCCCATCCGGGGAATCCTTTCCCGGCATTGTCGGGGGTTATAAATAGAAAAGGCCACGCATAAGCGCAGCCCTGAATAAGTACCTGGATACCACTCACGCCCGGCGCGTGTTTCCAGCCGTCACCACAACCGCTAGGAAATACTGTCTGTTATGATATTATTTCGGTTAACCACAACTGCAAAATAAGATTAATCGCATGGATAGCATCGACCCACGCATAACTATTTTAGAATTTTTGAAAAATCTTCCTGAGACAATTAGAACTGAGGAATTGCTGTTTGTTCTTCTCTATGGCACCGGAAAAGCGTCACTTGAGGAAAGTGATAACTTCCTTCCCCTCGTTGAGCAATATCTAATGCAACTAGGATATACGGGTGTAGGTGCCGTCATATGCTCTATGGCAATAATTGATCGCCGCTTGTCTCAAGCCGCCGAAAAATTAGATCAGGCCGAAGTTAGTCTAAAATATCTCATTAGCCAAAAACCTGATTTTACTCAAGCTGGTCTTCTTGCTCTCCCGTTAAGGAAGAAACATTACGCTCTTGCCCTGGAGCGCTGGAAGAATTTGAAACAAGGTGTGCTAGCAGAGCATAATCTTCGGCGTTTTGAAGGTAATCCGCCAAACTGATCGCTGGGGATACTTTCAGAAAATCAATAATCATTGAAGATGGTAGCATTCTTCCTTCCCATTACTCAGTGATGCTCAAGCGAATGTGAAGCCGGTTACGGTTCCGGCGTCGATACCTACAATGTACCGACCGCATACCCTAGAAACGACAAAACCCCGCCGAAGCGAGGTCTTTATTTTTCGTGGTGGGTTACATGCGAGATATGCCACTATTTATGGAATCTACGCCAACTTCGGACAAAATGCAAATAAATAATTAAATTATGTTTCCATTAGTGCCAATCATGCCGCTAACGTGTGATTTTTTGAAACTCATCTTCAGCATAACTCTCTTCAATGTCACATTTAGCCACCAGCGACTCATAGAATGGCTTCCAGTTACGCCGCCATGTCCTTTCATTAAGTTCAGGAAGCAACGCTGTAATAGCCTTATAAGCCGTTGTCGAGGGTGTCCGTTTGTATCCAATTCCAGAGCAGCGTTCACACTCTTTCTCTACGGGTGCGCCAATCCGTTTGGATTTCTCAAGGTCGCGCACCTTACCAGTGCCATTACATCGGCAGCGAATAGAGATAGTGCCTTTACCGTTGCATGGGTTGCATAATTCACCTACCAGCTCTTCTTTAACCCATGCGTCTGTTTCACCACATCCGGGGTGTTTAACCACTTTTTGAGTACTGTAAATTAGCCCTTCCCCTTTGCAGTGTTTACATGTGGTGGTGGCTGCTGCTGAACTGCTGTATTCCTCATAGGCAAACTTAGCCAGGATCACCATGCATTGAGCCATTCGGCGGCCTGATGCTTTACCGACATGTTTCGGGGCGTTCTTCATGGCGAATTGAGTAAGCTGCTCAACGGTTCTTATCCGGTCCTCTTTGCTGATGCCGACCTTACCCAAATATGCAGCCATGCCGAAACTGGCCCGAGCCTCAACCATTCCCATTGCGGCGGCCATATCCAGCCCTTTGAGCGAATCGGAAGATGTGGCGCGAGGGGAATCTGTAATCATCTGGCTCTTAGCGCTGAACTGCTTAATTGCTGATTCTAATTTCATTATGCCGTCCTCAATAAGGGCCACTCATACACCACCGCACCATTCATAATCATGTCGTTGAAGTCACCGATCGCGGGCCAGCGGATTGTTACTCGCTCTACGTCATTATTCGAAAGAACATTCCTGTGTCCGCACACCCACGCCGCCGCGTGTCCAGCTCCGTTAAGATCGGTATCCGCAAAAATAATTAAGTGCCTGACCCCTTTTGGCGCTTTAAACCTTTTCATCAGGGATGTGTTTAAAACTGCCCATGTATTGCAGTTGTAAATCTGCTTACATGAAAGCGCCGTTTCTATTCCCTCGGCGATCCCTAGCGTTGAGGACACAGGGAACAGGCGAATGGCTATTGAACTGGCGTGTTCCAGGTAACTATCTTCCTGCAATTTGTGTAGCTTCTTTTGTGTACCCGTTTTGGCTTTATGATCGCCATCCAGTAGTGTCATATGCAGGTAGCAGAGACTACCCTTGCTGTCAGTGGCCAGAGAGTAAATACTTTGAAACATCCCATTACTGGTGCGCTGGTGATCGCAATATCGGACGCTATCGGCAGGCAGGCAATTTATCCCGCGATTTCTCAAATATTGCTCACCATCAGTGCCTCGTAAAAATTTTAATGTGGGATATTTTAAGGTGACCTTTCCGCGCATTGCAGCTGGCTCGCTCTTTTTAACTGGATCCTGTCGCGTCTGCTTGTCGTATTGGTTACCGATCAGTGTGTCAATTTCAGCGGCGAGAGTTTTAAAGTCCTTACACTGCGTCAGTTCAAGCAGCTTCCAGCCATCACCCGAGCCACAAACGCAAATCCATGAACCTGTTCCGTCTGTGTCGTCTATTCGGAATTTTGACTTACCACTACAGACGGGACATTCACCCTTAAAGTGGTGATTACCGGTAATGGGTGGCAGGCCGAAATACTCAAATACCTGCCCCCACTGACCCTTAACGGCCTCTGTTGTTTTCATGGCTGACTAGCCCCCTTGCGCTTGATTAGTTCTTGCCTGATACCATTCAAATACATACTTCCCTGCCCTGCGGGGGATGCTTCTGGTTGTTGGGTTGCTGGTTCAGGACTGGACTCCTTGCGTGATTTAGCAAAGCGGATCTGTTTGGAACGAATGTAATTGCTGACCTCCGGCGATATATCCACAGGCGTATCACGCAGGTTGTTGGGCCATTCGTTGAATTTTTCACGGTAGGTGTGAGAGCACCAGCCGTCAGTAACCGGCCTGCCTTTGACGCCTCGTTCACGTTGGTAATATTTGATCTGTGACCACCACGCCTGTTTTTCTGCGGCGCTGTACGTGCGGACTTTCTTGCTTAACTTTTTCAGTCCGCGTGTGTGGTCAACCTCCACATCCTCTCCCGCCAGTGGCTTGAATCCACATTTCGGGCAAACGTAGACGCCTGCGGGCTTCATGTAGTGACATTGGGTGCACTCCTTCGGCAGCTTCTCCTTGCGGCTCTCTGCTTGCCGTGCAGCCGCTTCCTCCATACCGTCGCTTTTGGTTCGCAGTTCGTCGTATTCGATTTCATCTGGATAACCGAGACGGTGAACCGATCCGGAGTGGTCAAATATTTTGCAGTGGTCTTTACCCGGTGCCGTACGAAGGCCGCGACCAAGGCATTGTAGCCAGCGGATCTCTGATTTAGTCGGACGGGCGTAAATGATGCAACGGACATCACTATCAAAACCGGCCACCAACACCCCAACGTTAACGATAATTTTCGTTCCACCCTGCTCAAACCGATGAATGGTTAACTGGCGTTCGTCGTGGGGGGTGCTGGCAGTCATGACCTCGGCGGCAACGCCAGCACGGTTAAAATCCATCGTGACAAAATTGGCATGGGCCACGTTGACACAGAAGCAAATCGTTGGCCGGTCCTCGCCACTCTCAAGCCAGTTTTTAACGATATCGCCAACCAGTTCAGCGCCGCACATAATCTCGGCCAACTGTTCCTCGTCGTAGTCCTTGCCATAACTGGCAGTAGCTTTGGTTTTAACGCCAGCCAGTTCCGGCGTTGAGGGCGCGTAGAACTCATACTTGCTCAGGTCGCCACACTCAATCAGTTCTTTCATGGTGGTTGGCTTGAGTAACCGCTCGTAATAATTCCCCATGAACGGCGCAAACGGCGTACCCGAAAGACCGATGACCTTCACGTCAGTATCTTTGATGATTTCCAGTAACCGCTTACGGCGCATGTGGGCCTCATCGATGATAAGCAAATCAATATTGTCAGGGAATGTACGGCGGATCAGTGTGTCGGCTGACGCGATTTGAATCAGTTTGCTTGGGTCATACGATGGGTGTTTCTGCCAGATAAAGCTGATCTCATCTTCCGGCAATCCGTACTCAATAAAACGCGTTGCGGTCTGTGTGATCAGTACGGTATACGGCGCAACGAACATGACACGCAGGCCACGCGATACAAACCCATCAGCGATGAAGGCCGCAATGGCGGTTTTGCCAAACCCCACACTTGCCGACAGGAGGAACGTGCGGTATTGTTTCCAGTCACGGCGTAGCATGTTTAGCGCGGTGACCTGCTTGGCCTTCGGTTGAATGTTAAGCATCAAGATCTCCACAGTTGTTCCGGGCGGGGGTACCCTTCAAAGTTTCCCGCCCAACCTCCCCCGAAATTTCCACCCCCAGTTTTGCTACAACGGTATTTGTTCCCTTTGGGTTGAAAACGTAGCGGACGCGTTTTGCGGTGTTGCTGTCCATCGTCATGTACAACGAGGAGTTCTTGCTGCTGCTGTACCCGCCCCAGATATCAGCCGGGTTTATTGCAAACACGCTAGGTGCCGGTCTGCGGATAAAGCCATCATCCTCCAGTATTTTAATTACCCGCCTGGCATGCCGATCTGAACAATTCAGTTCCCTGGCTAAAACCTCAACATCAACAGCGATTGCGCCAGCGTTCATGTCTGCGTTTTCTGCCAGATACAGAAAGAGATCGACAGCTGTGGCATTTTTCCGGGATAGCTCGCGTACACGGGTAGTCCCTTGTCGGGAGAGTCGCAAAAAATCCAGTTTTTTATTGCTGCTGCCTGTTGCCATTTGATCGCCTCAATTTGTGTAAATGCGTCACTTTGTCCTAAATGTGGACATCCTGTGTCCTAAAAACCCATCTAAGCTATTGATTTATATGGCTTGGACCTGAGAGGTCCGTGGGCGGACATGGGGGGTCCTTTTTTTCCTCGTAACTATTTGATTTATAAGGTCGTAGAAGTTGCCCCTCCTATATCCTTTGGTTAGGTACTCGAAGACTCGATCCGCCGTTGACCTTGAACCTTTGTTTTTCTCGGTTTTACTCTGGTGAAAACATCGGTATTTTTTGCTTTTTCCAAGAACACGATCCCCAACTCGCAACCGCTTCACCCCCGGCGCTGATCTGGCTTTTGGGCCGTGGCATTGGAAAAGCGCCCTTGTGTTGCCAGAGGTGGGGCTTCCGCATACCCGACCCCAGAACGCGAATGCCGATCTGCGCGAACCCGCAACTGTGTATTAGCCTCATGCCTTGCTTTGTTCTCCTGACGGTAGGAAACAGGCTCGTTATCGAATGCCTCTTGGTATACGTCCGCATACTGAATAGCCACCTTCTGGCGCTGAGAGGTATTGAGTTTTAGCAACATTTCCTGGATCCACTTACTGTCCTCAGGACAAAATACGGATGGCATGATTACCTGGACGAACTGCTCATAGGCCATGGGTCCCACTTAGAACCGCCAAAACCACTGGCAGAACGTGCGGCGTGGTAGCTTGTAATGAGCGCCTGGACTATCACTGTGTTTACGGTAAAAGCGTTTAGCTTTAAGCTTGTGTAGCTTTCTGTAGCGCCGGTCCTTTTCACAAAGGCGCTCTGAGGACTTGCTAAGACAAAAACCTACAGTGACCAGCAGGAGTACGGCGCTTGGGATGAGGTCGGCTGCGCTCATGCTCCTGCCCAGCCAATAGCCTGAAACAGGCCCATTTTCGGGTGATACCAACGTGTGCCTCGGGGTTCTGCTTCGGACATCATCTTGCGAAATGCAGCCATGAAATCAGACTCCAGCGCGATAGCCATCGGACGAGGCTGTCCGTCAGGTGTCATGATGGTGATAGTGTCTGTAGGGATGCGGTACGCGTTAACAAGGTTCTTACACTTGGGGACGCTCATGCCGGATTTGGTCTTAAGCAGTGAATAACCCGCCCAGCCAACCGGAACCGAACCACGTTTGATTTTCTCGATGGTTTCGGTAACAGCTACAACCCGATCCTCAACATGGTTCAGACGGCGCTCTTGCTCGAGGTTAGCCATAGCCATTGCCGCGATAAGTTCAGCCTGTGATTTTGGGCGGCAACGTTCTTCTTCCAGTTCACGCCAGCGATCGACTAAACTTGCGGTGAACTCAGGGCAGAGTTGAGCTACCACTACAATGCTGTCACGCTTGCCTTGGTCGCCTTCAAATACGTAATACTCTCTGGTCACTACTAGACCTAAGTTATTGATTTCTTCGAAATCCTCAATTTGAGGGAGTCGGATTACCCCACTTCCTGCCAGTGTTTCTATGGTTCGTTTCACATTGTCTGGGCGCTTGTTAACCAGTCCCGCAATTTCTTTGTGGGTCATTGATGGTTTATTGCTAATTAGGTTATTCATCACTACCGTCCTGTTGTGGGTTAGTCTTGCGAGGTAACTAAAGATGAATATTTCTTTCGTCCAGGCATTGCCAGACCAAGAATGACGTCCTCCGAATACTTACCATCTGAGGCAAGTGAAATAGCGAGAGCTAACTTCGTCTCGCCTGTGTAATCACTGCGAGGTAAGGTATTATTTCGCTCCCATTTATAAACTTGCCGCAAGCTACGACCGGTAACCTCCGCTACCTTTTTTAAACCTACATCTCGTAACATCTCACCAAATGTGAACATTTCCTTGCCTCATATTGAACATTTTGTACATAATAACTGGAATAGAATGTTCATGCAAGTTGAGGTAGAGTGTACACATGGTTCAAGATGATAAAGTGCGACAAGAATTCTCCCAGAGGCTTGCACTGGCCTGTAAAGAAGCTGGGCTAGATGACCACGGGCGCGGGGTTGCTATATCCAGAGCGCTTGGCGTGTCGTCAAAAGCGGTCAGTAAGTGGATGAATGCTGAGACAATGCCACGTCATGATGCTATGCAAAAGCTAGCTAAATTCCTTCGCGTTGATAGCGCATGGCTTCAATTAGGGGTGATACCTTCAGGCGCTAATGCTGGAAACGTTCGCTTCGTTGCGCCACATAAAGCCGGTAATCGGTATCCGCTTCTAAGTTGGGTTAGCGCAGGGGCGTGGTGTGAAGCTATTGAGGCGTATTCACTTAAAGATATTGATGAGTGGTATGAGTCCGATGCGCATGTTGAAGGGTGTGGTTTTTGGCTGAAAGTAGAAGGTGACTCAATGACAGCACCGACAGGCCTAAGCATACCAGAGGATACGCTTGTTCTTTTTGATACGGGTCGCGAAGCTCGAAATGGTAGTCTCGTTATTGCAAAGCTTGAGGATGCGAACGAAGTAACCTTTAAGAAGTTAATTATTGACGGTGGTGCTAAGTATTTGCGGGGGCTAAATCCTGCATGGCCACTCATTCCCATCAATGGTAATTGTAGGATCATCGGTGTTGCCATTGAAACAAAAATGCGTCTAATCTAATCCATTAACCTCTAAAATCTACCGCCATTGGCGGTATTTTTTTGCCTGTAAAATAATTATCCTTAATTATCAATAAAGTAACATTAAGTTCAAATAAAAATGAACATTTAATGGATTTTACTGTTGACCGAAAATGAACATTATGGTCATAATCACCTCATCGGCAACACACTGAAATTTAGTTAGGGGTACTTATGACCAGCTCTGATAAAACCAATCACAAAGAAGATATGATAAATAATTTAATTAATTCCGTAGGGCAGATTGCCGCAATGAATACTGCAATATATGCGCTAGTGAAGCACGATTTACTGGATGGCACCGACTTGTTATCCATTATCCAAGTAACAAATGACATTAGTAATGCTGCTTATTCTAATGGCATGGTATTAATCAATACATCAAACACCACCCAGCCCCGCACCTAATGACGAGGTAGAAATGACCTATAAACTAGAAATAACAATTACCATCCAATTAAAGAATAGCAAGCGAGGAACAAATGAATAGAGAAGATTTGGCGGTACTGAAAAATGAGCGAATGAATGATGCAGAACAAAAAAAACTCTGGTCGATATTTCACTCCAATGAATGCGCAGAAATTGCTATTGCTGGCACGGGCCTTTATCTGGAACGACATTTCAATGCTGATATGTCCAGCCCTGCCGCAAGGCAGCACGCAGCGGAGTCTTTACGTGCTGCCCTAAAAATGATTGAAGGGTTTTAATCTTCTTTCATGGCTTCATCGCTAGTTATTTCTTCTTTATCTGAAATAACATTGTCTGTTTCGGTGTCCTTTTCTTCCTGTGGTTCAGTAGGTTGGTCTGGATTATGAAAATTAGTTTTACCAAATGGTTTATTAAACATCTTTAATTTCCTTGCAATGACTGTGGAAATGAAAGGTTAACCGATTTCCTTGACTGTGGAAAGCAGGAAACCACTGCCGCCTGAGGTGGCGAAGTAAAACAGGCATTAACTAGAGGTAAATATGACTAAGATTAAAGGTCGCAGTCCAGCGTTAGCGCGTACATATGACAACAGTAATAAGCTGGACTCTCAATTAACTATTATCGGTCAGTTAATTGAAACGAATGGCGCAGAACCTCAAGAACTTATTCATGCTGTAAGTATCGCATGGGATATTAATCATCAAGTAAGTATCGATATTTCAGAAGCTGTAGAGGAAATGGCACGAAGCAATGCTGAACAATCAAACCATCTACAGGCTAGCCCTTTTGTAGAGAAAGAAGATATTAAAGCTGACTTTGGTGAAATTGATTCAATGCTGGCAGGAATGCAGTATTTAACCGCCTCCGGATTTTCACCTGGCGATTTAGAGAACCTTATCGGAGTGACGAGAACCTTAATGTCATCGTTAGAAAAGAAAGTAGACCAACTTCTGGCGGATTAAATCATGAGTGCTTTATTAAGCAAAGCTGAAAAAGTCAAAGTAATGGCGTATCAAATTGAAGTGTTAATGAGAGCCAGTGATATGCCGGATTCTCCAGAGGATGGGGCTGAGTTAACCAATCTCGCTTTTTACAAAGCTATAGAGCTTCGCAAATATCTTGAAGATTTAATGATTGAAATTAAATCAGAGGGTAAATAATGAATAACTTATCTAATTGTGTTAGTTCGGTTCTGGTACCGCGCCAACGAAACCAGAGCCTAGCCTTAAATAGTGCCTGCGAAGGTCTTAATAAGGTTGGGGCGGATTCTATCACCCTTATCAGTAAACGCAAGTTGCTGAACGCGCAAATGTATGCCAAAGAAAATCAGTCTCGTTATGGCTGGGAAGTTGCCAGTCATTTATTAAAACAGGCTTACGGTATTAAGTGCGAGTGTCCAATGCCGCGCCTTGGTGATGCACGTGGCAATTACATCTGCACTTTTGTTGATATATCTACCGGCGAATATCGGTTTGTGCACCGCAGTGTAATTACAGATGGTTGCGGGGTGATACATGATTGATATTTTCGAGAAAGACTTTCAAATGCGAAAAGCCATAAAAGACATTCTCAACGAGAATACTGTTTTAACTGACAACTTTTCAAGGCAGCGGCTAATCAGGGTTCACACAGGCTTAATACATTTAATTGATCACGTCGTACCACAAGTCGCGGATGAAGATACCTCATTAAAATTGTATGCGTTCCTTGATGAAATGCGAATTATTACAAGCTGCGAACAGTGCGACATGGAGCACGGGAAATGACTATGAATAATTTACGTGTAGCCAACATCAAAAAATCAACCGCCTCAGCCCAAAGAACTCGGCACACTTATAACCTGAACCTATTTACTCCAGTCGAGCAAAATAGATTCATGGTGGTAATGCCCGACGACACGATGACAGGTGAAATCGAGTGTCGCGATAAGGTCATTATAGATACAACGCCAATTCGTTATTTTGAAGATGGAATATTTGCTTTCTTTCTTGACGGTATTTTCATGGTTAAGCGGCTCCAATTCATCCGTAATAATGTTTGGGTTCTACCGTCTAATCGGTTCTATCAAAGTTTCGAGATTGCAAGCAATGACTTCATTGAACTTGTGATTATAGGTCGAGTTATTTATAGCCAAGAAATTAGGAGCCACTAACAAACCAAGCCGTATTAATTAAGTAATCGCAAATAAAATATTAACTATGGCCTTCGGGTTAGGACTCCCTACACCTATAAGCCAGAAAACAAGGTAATTCAAATATGAGTAACGCTGAATTAATAAACAAGAGACGCAAGAATATTGTTGACGCCAAACTCGAATCAATGATGCGCAAAACAAATAGCCATTGCGTCATTGTCAGCTTGAAAGATGGTGGCATGTACACCGTGGAATTATCCGAGAGAGTCCTGATTGAAGCCTTAATAGATTTCGAAGCAGAAATACATGGGGAATATAAACGGCTCGAAGCTGCGGAACACGTCATTAACACCTATGACAGTTTTTTATCTAAAAACGGCGATCACCTTACCGAAGTGGGAAAGGATTTCATGAATGCCATTGTTAAAAATATTGCCGAAATAACCCAGGTAAAAGGGAAGTCTATATGACACAGCAACTCACGGAAGGACAAAAAATGAACCTTAAAGATATGGATAAAGAGCACCTTATCGAGCACGTCAAAGCTTCGGGTATTGATGTGCCGGGATGGCTGATAGATGGGTGCCTGACACGTCCAACAGAACCACTCACCGACAACGAATATCAGGAGTTTGCAGAGTATTACTGCAAACAAATCCGCTCAGTCGAAGCCCTTACCTATCTGGTTGAATGCAAGGGTCGCTTTGGTATGGATATGCAAGGCGGGGCTATTTTCAGGCACGAGAATATCGTTATGCAAATAGACCAGCAGGTTATTGAAACCTTACTCCAGCACCAAATTGAAACTGCGTTGATGGAAGAGCGCCCAGCAGAACGTTACCTCGCCGTCATGAAGTTCTACATGGGTGACCGATTAAATCAAGCACAAAACGGTTCTACGTGGATGCGTGACTTTATCGACAGCGTATTCATTGAGGGCGTTCGGGCAATTTGCCAGGGCGAAACAGAACCAACAAAGAATTTGCACTGAGGAGCGCCAATGAGCAACCAGGACAACGCAAATGTATTTAGCGCGGTTTCTCTGCATCGTACACCGACCGCAAAGCACAGCCGCCGCCAGTGCCGTATCTATAGCCCAGAAGAGTTTCTGGAGATGCCAATGGTGAAGGAATTTATCAAAAACAACCCTAATCAGCACTTCGTCAATGAGGAAACCGGCGAGGTCATGCTGGCACAGGAGTTGGCTGAACTTTATTGCTCCGTGAATAACGGGAAAAAGTTGAAGAAATTATTGCGTCGTTCATTCGGAGATAAAACATGAAAACTGAATTGGTAATCAATGGTGTACCAATGATGAGTAGTCGTGAAATTGCAAGAATTACTGGCAAGAAAATAGGTGATGTTCATCGCGACATCAGAGCTATGGTTCCGGCGCTTTATGCATCAGACCAAGGCGAAGAAATTAAATCATACGCATGGGATACGAATAAAGAAAAGATGGTGTTGTTTTTGCTTCATCATAATATTCAAGGAGTTGAGGTTAATTTCGACGAAAGGAATTATGTTTATGAGTTCCTTCTTGACCGCCGACATACTGAAATCTTGATTTCTGGTTATGACGTCAAGCGCCGCGCTGCAATAATTGATCGTTGGCACGCGCTTGAGACAGGCGAAGCGCAGCCTCGCCTTGAATCGCCGAAACCTCAGCAAACCTTCGCATCAATGAACGACAACATCCTCTCTCTAGCCCGTGTTGTAGCAGAAGCAACCGCATCGGCAACCATGAAAGCGGTGATTGAGATTGTTGGCATTCAGAAATATCAGCCAGCCACTGAACCGGTTGAAGCTATCGCGCCACCTACACCAGAAGCCTTGCAGGTCAGCCACCATAAGCCGGATAGCGAACAGTCTGAATACGCCCTTGTATCGCATCTGTCGTGGGCCTGTGGGTTGTCTGGCGCTACTTGCCGCCGACTGGTTACATTCTCCAACTTACCTACCCGTCTGACCAACGGTGATCGTGGATGCTTGTTGGTCAATCGTGAATCCTTTATGGCTGCAGCTCAAAAATTGCTTGATGAGTCAATACCGCCCACTAAAAAGCTGAAGCGATGGCAACACCCGGAGTTCGGTGGCTTTGCGTTGCGTTTGATATCTGAAAGCGACAATGGGGAGGCAGAATAATGATGATTCAAACCCGCCTACTCCGTGCCGCACTCGTATGTGTCGCTAAAAATGACCCTCGCTACTACCTCGAAGGGGTACACATCATGCCGAAATATATCGAGGCAACAAACGGCCATGTAGCCCTGCGCATGGAACACGGCATCAATACACGCAAAAACATCATCGTGAAATTTGACGGAGCAGTTCCAGCCAAGGCCGACACGACGGAGCTGGTATTTAACAAATATCCGCTAGCCGTTCACCGCGACATTACCGGCCAGCGCATCGGCTTTACAGCTATCAGGCTGCTTGATGGTCGCTTCCCTGATATGGATCGGATTATCCCAACCACTATTGACAATAGTTTTATCCCGGCAATCCAGGGGGAGTTTATGTCCTATCCGTCCAAAATGTTTTGCCGTGAGCGAAAAATCATACCCGTGAAGCTGGCTCCGTCCGGAAAAATAACCGGCTGTCGGTTCCTGTTCAACAAGTCAATTTGCACCATGTTCGGCAATCCTCAGTTCGTAGTGATGCCGATCCGGGCAGGGATAAATGACTTTCCGGAGATTGGATAATGAAAATCATCACTAAAAATTTCCGACTCAACGCACTGGCTAACCAGTATTCAGCAGCGATATATGACCATTTGAAGCAACAGAACGGCGGTGATTTCTTCATTGTGGATACTGGCGACTTCCCTTTGCGTATTGAGATTGTCGGTGGTGTGCCTGGGGTTCGTGCTTTGGTTGATGCCTACTATCTGGAAGCCTTAAAGCTGAATTTATTGCAGTGGGAAAAAATAGCAATTGAGATGCTGACTAAGTGCCTGAAAGAAAACAACTCAGTCACAGACACAGGAATTGAAATATGGGAAAGCATGGGTTCTGACATGGGTTCTACGGTGGCAGGGGGTGCACGATGAGCGATAAATCATCTCTTTTGGCAGTGTGGCATTTTGTTGACACCTGCACAAATGGCTCTGAGGCCTTGCGTGGCGCGGCTCCTTCTGCACATACCTCCGAACAGGTCACGGTGTCAGGCGGGTGCCGCAAGGGGGCCATCAATGGGTAAGCAAGCCGATATCAATGATACCCAGGTGCGGGCCACTGTGATTGTTGACGATGGATGTGACTGGACGAAATACCTCAACTGGTTAGCCAAAGCAAAGTACCGGATCCGGAACGGGATAAATGAAGCACCACCAGCCCGACCAAAGGTAGCACCGGTAAGTTTCAAGTCGGTTAAGAAGCCCCGTAAAAAGGGCTATCGAGTGGTTCAACAGGCTATAGGGGCGGTGTGATATGAGCGAATTAACTTTGAGGCAGCGGGAAGTTCTGGATTTGATTAAGGCATACATAGCGACACATGGCATGGCCCCAACGATGATTGAAATTGCTGACGGAATGGGGTTTAAATCCCCAAACGCTGCCAGTGTCCATATCGCTGCACTGAAAAAGAAAGGGGCAATCAATGTAAGGCGTGGAGCCTCTCGCGGCATAACGCTCACTGACTTAACAAAAAAGGCGGAAATGGTGCCGGTTACGCTCCCTCCCCTGATTGATGTCGATAATCTCAGCGGCCACGAACTGGATTGCGCGAAATTTCACAATCACGCCATTGCTATGTGCTC